GGAACAACAACACCTTTAGTCAGTCTTGATTTGGGTATTTCAACTGATATTACTGGAGCTGACCAAGTGTTTGGTTTAAGGACAAATGCAAATTCTAGGTTTGGATTAGGCACTAGTGACCAAAACATGATGCTCTATGTTCCAAGCGATATTACTTCAACTTCTGGTTTTGTTTTTGGAACTATTTCTACAGCTGACGGAAGCACATTTAGCGAAAAGGTTAGAATTGATAGAACAGGAAATATAGGAATTGGAACTACTAATCCAAGTTCAATACTACATACGTGGGAAGCCGATAATGTTGTTAATGTGAAAATTGATGCTCGTAATGCGTCATTTACAAGCGATGTATTAGAAATTGATGTTAATAGAGCAACTTCAACCAAATTTGATTTTGCAGAATTTGATTCAACTACAGGAACAGTGTTTAGATTTGCAGGAAATGGTACTGGGTACGCTGATGTAGCATGGACGGGGCCTGCGGCTGATTATGCTGAATATTTTGAAACGCTATCTGGTGACACTATACCATATGGAACTACTGTGGTGTTAGTTGACGAAAAAATAAGACTTGCACGAATAAATGAAACACCTATAGGTGTAATTAGACCACCCGAAGCACCAGGATTTGTTGGAAACGATCCGTGGAATCATTGGAAAAGTAAATATTTAAAAGATGATTTTGGTGGATATTTATATGAAAATTATTCTATTGTAGGATGGCCAGATATAAGTGGAAGTATAGTTAGTTATGAAGTTGATAAAATTCCTGATGATATTGTTATACCAGAGGGGGCGATTTCAAGTTCAGTGGACAGTGATGGTAGTGTATTACAACGCCGGATTTTAAATCCACGATTTGATAAAAAATTAAAATATATACCACGGCCAAAACGCAAAGAATGGTGCCTTGTAGGATTGATGGGGCAAATGCCAGTATTAAAGGATCAACCAATGTCATCAAATTGGGTACGAATGAAATCCATTTCGCGGACAGTAGATTTATATTTAGTAAAATAAACATTAATTTAATTATCATTTGACTGAAACATCAGCATTGGTGGGTTGATTTCCAAAAGATATGGTGTATTTATAGTCCCATACGCGTTGCCACTTATGAAGACAATTTCGTTACTAACACACAAGACCGTATTCTGGTCAGCATCCCATATCCGGAATGTGACTGTCTCATCGTCAACATTCGCTCGAACCATTAGAAACCAAAGCCAACCTTCAGATGTTAGAGTAGCGGACGCCACCCCACGACATTCATTGCCCACAAAAGCCGCCAGTACATCGCTGGAGTTAGTTGAGTTTTGAATGATAATTAAACCAGTAACAGTCAAAAAATATTCATAGTCATTGTGATTGATATTCCAATTTGGATATCCGGAATTCAGATTCATTTTATTTAATTCAACCATATCCTGATCCGGCTCTGAGATTAACATTGATAATTTCATTTTACTATCCCTTTTTTGTTTATCATGGTTTAATATAAACATAATTGTGGTAAAAGTCAAGGGGTTTTATTAAAATTTAACTATAATTTTCTTCCGTACTAATATTTTTAAAGAAATTTGAATTAAAAATTTATGTAGGATAATTAAAAAGTTATATATTTATAATTGAATGATTATAATGAAAAACAGTAATATGGGAGAAGAATTATGTCCCGAAAAATTTTTGATTTAATGAAAAAATACTATCACCGGACTGGTAAAATAATGGATATTTACAAACCTGACGATAAATTAACACCACATTTTACGTATGGTGAGTTAATACGTAGTCAAACAGCAATCCGCAATAATATTAATAATACTCCAAATCCGGAACAAATTCAAAATCTCATAAGTGTATGTAAATATACTCTTGAACCTATACGTGTACATTTTAATAAACCTGTATTTGTTACAAGTGGATTTAGATGTATAGAATTGAATAGAATAATTGGAAGTCATGATACTTCACATCATGTATTAGGCAATGCTGTTGATTTTGTTATAGCGGGAGTATCAGTAACGGATGTTTGGAGTTGGATTATTAAAAAATCTGGCCTAGAATTTAATCAGTGTATATGGGAATTTGGAAATTGGGTGCATTTGAGTTATACTTTTGATAATAATCGTAAAAAATGTAGTATTGCTAAAAAGATAGATGAAAAAACTAAATATACACATTATACTATATCGCAAATTTTAAAGGGGGATTATCATTTTTAAACGAATATTAATTATACTATGTTTAGTAGGCGCATTAGTTGCCCAAGAAAGTACTCCTAATTTATGGAAAACTCTGATTTATTCATACAATGATTCTACTAAACAAATGAATGCAAATTGGATAACATTAGATATGTCAGTGGGATATATGATGGTCACCTCTGATAATAATATATTGTTTTTAGTTTATGATATATATGGAAAGGAATATACTATACAGTTTGCCCCTGGCCCATGGAATTTTTTAAATGTAGAAGATGAATTACCAGACCCACCGCGGAGATTAGAGAAAATAAATGATTAAATTAAAAAGATTATTGGTAGAATATATTACGTCAAGTCAATTGAAGAAAATTGAACAGTATTTAGATAATCTGTGGGATTATGTAGGTATTGATATTGAATTTACCAGGCATTTTTTAGATAGGGTAAATGATTATAGAAATATAAAAGAAATTACACCTGCAGAAGTAATCAGACTTTTCCAACAAACCTATAAAAAATATGGCAAATCAATTTCAAAATTAGGTGATCACGCCGAAGCTGTATTGAAAGATATGCGAACAGATGTTAATGTTCCATTTGTATTGAAATGGGACCCACATGCGCATGAATTTGAAATGGTTGCAAAAACCATTATGAGAAAAAAAGATTTTAAAACGAGCAATAAGAAATTTTCGGTATGATTAAATTAAAACCTATATTAGAAGAACAACGGTATAAACTGTTTGTGGATTTAGATGGTGTGCTTACAGATTTTGATGGAGATTTTATTGCATTAACAGGTATCAAAAATATGAAATCCGGCACGGAATTTGAGAATAAATATGGTACAAAAGAATTTTGGTCTATTATTGATAAAGCAGGATTGAAATTTTGGGCAAATATGAGTTGGATGCCGGATGCAAAGCAACTATGGAATTTCGCCAATAAAAATTTTGATACTACTATAATGACAAAACCATCAAAAAAAGCTAATAGTATTAAAGGAAAGAAAATTTGGATTTCACGAGAATTGGGTAATGTTCCGGCAATAATTTCTAGGGGTGAAAAGGGTAGATATGCAAAATCAAATTATATTTTAATTGATGATACAGTTAAAAATATTAAATCTTGGAAGAAAAACGGTGGCATTGCAATATATCATAGATCAGCAAGTGATACAATAAGTAAATTAAAAAAGATATTGGGAATGAATGAGGCAGTGAATCCTCAACCTAAATATAAATATATAGGTCAATGTGATAAACTTCGTATGAAAAATGATACTAATGAGCAGTACTGGCAACTCATGATGAAAAATAAAAAGAAAATTTCAATTAAGAAATTTTTATTTATGGCAAATTTATCATCTTTATTAGATGACGATGAAACTCCGGAAGAATGGATTACAGATGGTTTCCGTAGTGATCCAACTGCTGGAACTTATATTTCAAAGTGGGGAAATAAACAATGTGTTTTTGTACAAATAGCGGGATTTGAATTTATTTTTATAAAATGATTATATTACGAAAAATATTAGAAGAAGGTAAATTAACTATTCATAACGTGAATAAAATTGCGAAGCCATATGGTATTAAACTTAAACGTGGAGAGGGATATTTTTATTGGTATAGTACGAATGATGATATTGCTATTATATTGGCTAATTTGAAAACCACGTCTGTGTGGACATCTCATCTTGGTGATGATATAAAATTTTGGACGCGGGAATTGTCAGATATTGTTAAACAAATGAAACAAGAAAAAAAGAATGCTCGTAAGTTTGATAAAAATGTAATACGGTTGAGATGATTATATTAAAAAATATATTAGAGAACCTTGGAGTATCATATGACTATTCATCTACTCAATTTGATATAGATAAAATATTAGCCAATAAAATTATTGCATTTGGAAAAAGTGAAATATTAGATAGCACTTTAGCATCTGATGGACGCGAAGATGAAATACATTTTACAATATTATATGGTATTGAGGAAGAACTTCCAAAGAAAACGTTTAAAATATTAAAAATACTTAAACCATTTATAGTTGAATTAGACGAAATAGATAAATTTACCGATCCAGATGACTATGATGTAGTAATAATTAATGTTAAGAGTAAATATTTAGAAAAAGTTCATTATTTTTTAGAAAAACAATTGGAAAACCATAATACATATAAGGAGTATAATCCTCATGTAACATTAGCGTATGTTAAGAAATTTTCAAACAGTCATTTGGTTGGTAATACTACATTTCGGGGTGTAAAAATAATGGTTGATAAGATTATATTTTCAAGTAAAAATGATAAAAAATATATTTATAAACTAAAATGATTAAATTAAAAAATATATTATTAGAAGGTATGTTTGTTTCAGATACGAAAATGAAATCATATGAAACGTTAATATCTAAATCAATCATTGACTTTATGAGTAAAAAATATGGAATTAATTCTAAAATAATTGTAAAGAAAAAGGAAAATCCTAATATTTCAGGTGATATTGTATTAAATAATAATTCGTTAAATAAGGACAAATTTTATTTACATTTCAATCCAACATTAAGTTTTCCTGGCATTATAAAAGTTTTAATACATGAATTGACACACGTAAAACAAATTTCTCGTGAGGAATTGACAGTATCAACAGATTGGAAAACTTTATTATGGAAAAATAAACCAATAATTAAAGTATTGGATTATAAAAAAATAATGACTAAAAATAATACATATAAAAATCTTCCGTGGGAAAAAGAAGCGTATGCAAATATGGATTCATTGTATAAACCATTTTTAACATCACAGTATTGGAAAGATTTGAAGGGCAAAAATCCAAATTTGGATTATATAATAGATAATATATGATTAAATTAAAAAACATATTATTAGAGGGTAAAAAAGAGAAAGCGGCAATGGATTATCTTAGTAAGATGATTAAAAAATCACCATTTAAAGGTAAAGTTTATGTGGCAGGAGGCGCAGTACGTGATGAATTGTTGGGATTGCCGATAAAAGATATTGATTTAGTTGTATCCACTCCAGATGGTGGAATAAAATTTGCAGAGTGGATTACAAAGAAAATTGGTAAATATAAAAGTGGCAGTAATCCTGTAACTTACCCAAAGTTTGGTACTGCTAAATTTCAATTGTATGGTGTAAAGCATAAAGGTGTTGATTTATCAGAGTTGGAAATTGAAGCGGTTATGGCCAGAACAGAAAAATATACTAAAGGAAGCCGTAAACCAGAAGTTGGCACTGGAACATTAAAACAAGATGTTGAACGTCGTGATTTTACAGTGAATAGCTTACTGAAGGATTTAACAACCGGTGAAATATTAGATTTTACTGGTCAAGGTAAAAATGATATTAGGTCTGGTATTATTCAAACACCAATGGATCCAGATATAATATTTACGGAAGACCCACTTAGAATGTTAAGGGCGATTAGATTTACTGTTAAATATAACTGGAAACTTCCAATGTTTATGATTCGTGCATTAAAGAAAAATGCATTACAATTGAAAAATATATCAATGGAACGTATTCGTGATGAATTAGATAAAATGTTAGTAACAGGATATCCAGATAAAGCAGTTAAATTAATGAGAATTACTGGATTATCAAAGTTTGTTATTCCAGAACTCGATAAATTGCATAAATTAAAACAAAATAAATTTCATAAGTGGTCAGCAGGAAAACATACATTAGAAGTATTAAAAAATGTTCCGCCCGATTTAACAACAAGATTAGCTGCCCTTTTTCATGATATTGGTAAATCTGCTACAAAAACGGTGGTTAAAAAAGAAATACATTTTTATGAGCACGAGCGGGTTTCTGGTGAGATAACGCGTGATATTATGATGCGGTTAAAATATCCCTCTAACATTATAAATGTGGTTGTTAAAATAGTTAGTAGTCATATGAGAACTAAACAAGCTGGCCCAAAAGGAGATCAAATCTCAGATAAGGCATTACGTAAATTAAAACGAGATTTAGGTGATCATTTGGAGGCAACATTAGATGTCATAGCAAGCGATAATAATGCACACCATCCAGATTATAATATGCCAGATCAGATTCCTGGAATTAGAAATAGATTAAAAGATTTAGATATGGGTCAGGGTGGAAAAATTGTTTTACCAGTTAATGGTAATGATATTATGAAAAAATTTAATTTAAACCCGGGTCCATTGTTAGGTGTATTATTAAAAGCTGTTGAAGAGGAATATTTAGAAAATCCTAGAATCACGAGATCGCAGGCTATGAGCGTGGTGAAAAACGTATTGAGGAAGTATAAATAATGATATATAAAAAAGAATGTCCTGATTGTGATGAATATATTAAATATAAATATAAAAAGGCATATGAGACTTCAATAAAAAATAATATTGTATGTATTCCATGTAGGGCTAAATATAATAGGATTAAGAGTAAGGGAATTTTTATAAGAATATGTCCAAAATGTAAAAATGAAGTGGTTTATAAAAATAAAGGATCTTATTTATATGCAATTAAACAAGGTAGAAACTGTTTAACCTGTCATTTACAGAGTGAAAAAATGATTGAAATTACTCGTAATAGGTATTTAGGGAAACGAAGAACATTTACAAAAAAATGGATTGAGAATTTAAGAATCGGTAGTAAAAAGTATTTACAAAATATGACAGAGGAAGCTCACCTGGATCATCGCGAAAAATCTTTTTATGGTTTGTGGGGAATGTCATATGATGATTTTTTAAAACGGCTACCCGAATATAAACGGTATAGGCTATTGGTAAATAGAGAAACAAATAAACAACCATTATATTTATTAGAAAATATTGAGAAGCGGGGTAGATGTGATATTAATCCTAATGCATACCACTTAGATCATAAAATTTCAATCCATGATGGGTTTTTTAAAAATATTCCATACGAAAAAATTGGTAATTTTAAAAATTTACAAATGTTACCCTGGCGGGAAAATTTATCCAAAGGGCGAAAAAGTGATTATGATTAATTTAAAAAATATATTAAACGAACTTAGATTAAATGTAATTAATAAACGTACTGATCCCATGCGTAAAAGCCGTGCGGAAAGTATTAATGCTCATTTATCTACGGTAATTAGAAAGCAGACTGCTAAAGGTGGAGTGATGCGATTTTTATGTAAAGCACAATCTCAATCAAAATCTGGTACAAGTTACGATATAAATTTTAGAACGCCGACTACAATGCCAATTACTGAAGATAATTGGAAAAGAATCGGTCAAGGTAATATGTCAATTTATGCAAATTGTACGTGCCCAGATTTTAAATATCGTTGGGAAACAGTATTGTGGAAAAGAAATTCAGCGCGAAGAGTTGAAAGTAATGGTCGAATGCCAGATATTACAAATCCTGAATATAAATTAAGTTTTTGTAAACATATTACTGCATCGTGGCCAATAGTTAAAGAATATATCAAGAAAAAAGATTTAGGGAAATTAAAATGGCGAAAACGGAAATAATTAAATTAGCAGAATTATTGAATGAAGGAGTTTATGATCCAGGCATTCTTAAAGCGGTGTTTTTAGCAGGAGGACCTGGAAGTGGTAAAACATTTGTTACTAAGCAATTATTTGGAGTGCCAGATAAAATTAATATTTCATACACAGGTATGAAGATGGTTAATTCTGATACTGAATTAGAAACATTATTAAAGAAATATGGATTTGGTACTGATTTGGATAAAATGCCAAAAGAAGTATTTTATGATTTAACTCATAAAGATACTGAAGAATTAGGCGCATCTTTAAGATCATTCGCAAAAGAATTAACTGCTCAACGTAAAAAATTATATATGAATGGCAGATTAGGATTAATAATAGATGGTACAGGGCGTAATTATAATAATATACAATCTCAACAGCAAGAATTAAAAGATTTAGGGTATGATACTTTTATGGTATTTGTAAATACTTCACTTGCTATAGCGCAAAAACGTAATATGGCTCGTGCACGTAAACTCGATCCGAAATTTGTTGAATTAGCATGGAATGGCGTACAAGAAAATATTGGAAAGTTCCATCAATTGTTTGGTAAAAATTTTGTGGTTGTAGATAATTCAAAATTTCTTAACGATCCAGAAAAACATTTTGGCCCAATAGCTAAACAGCATATTGATAAATTTGCTAAAGCTCCAGTTAAAAATAAAATTGGCCGTAGATGGATTGAAAATCAAAAAATATTGAAAGCAAAAAAATAATGTTATTGACAGATATTTTATTGGAATTAAAAGTGGACGGTGTTAAGCGTAAAGTGATTGCAGTTTATCCCGGCAGGTTCAACCCATTTGGTCCACATCATAAAAAAGTATATGAGGCGTTACTTACTAAATTTGATAAAGTGTTTATTTCTACATCTAACAAAGTAGATAAAAATAGCCCACTAGATTTTAAAGAAAAAGTCAAACATTTGATTAAAATGGGAGTTCCTAAAAATCGTATTGCGCTTGAAAAAAGTCCATATATTGCTAAATCTGTAACTGAAAGATATGATCCTAAGAAATATGCAATTGTTTATATATTAGGAGAAAAAGATGCATCTCGTTTAAAACCTGGGGTAAAAAAGAGTGGTGAAAAATCTTATTTTCAACATTTTGATGATAGTGCATTAGAAGGTCATAATGTGCATGGTTATGTTTATAAAGTCCCACACGTTTCTGTTAAATTTGGTGAAAAAGAATTGAGCGGTACTGAAATACGCAAGCATTTAAAAACAAAAGAAGATTTTAAACGAATATTTGGTTATTTTGATGAACACATATATGGTAATATGATTAAAAAATTTAATGAAGGAGAAATTAAACCATTAACACCATATTTAAATGAAGATTTAATTATTGAATTTATTGCAGAAAATGATATTGCCTCTATTCTAAAAGAAGCAACAGAAACAACATTGGCTCCGGTTGATGATGGTCCGCCAACTTTTTATAAATCATTTACAGAATATAAAACTCAATCTAGTGCATGGATTAAATCAATGTATGAAGATGTGGGTTGGAAACTTGTACAATATATTTTATCCACTGGTGCAGAAGATCCGGAAATTGATTATACAATGTCTTACAATATTGTTCCAGCAGTAGCATATGGTAAATCCGGTGACGGTCAGGGATATGCAAATCCAGTACAAAAATATAAAAATCAAATGCGAGATGTTTTGGCTCCGTTGGGTTGGAGGGTAGTTACTTGGTTAGGAGTCAAGGATCGTACTACAACCGGTGTTGATGTAGAAGCCCCTGAATTACCTGGAGCGGATGGAGATACTGGAAATACAGATGATATTTTGAGAAAACTCGGATTGCATGAAGAGGTTAATAAAGAGGTTAGTGGTGTGTTAGAAGATAAGTTATTATTAGAAGGGGGCAGTTTCGGTCATCTTCAGCATCCGTTTGATAATAAAAATTTGACTTTTGGAGATTTTAAACGAATTATTACGTTAGGATTATCGGGTAGATTGGATGTTGAGGGTGACGTAGCAGAAAAGACGGATGGTCAAGCACTCGCGATCAGCTGGAAAAATAATAAACTTATTGCGGCTAGAAATAAAGGCGACCGAAAGAATTTTGGTGAAAATGCATTAGATTTAAATGGTATGGTTTCTAAGTTTAGTGGTCGTGGCGATATTAAGGACGCATTTGTATTTGCGATGAAAGATTTGCAAAAAGCTATTAGTGGGTTAAGTGATAAACAAAAACAAAAAATATTTGCCGAAGGCGAAAAATTTATGAATCTTGAAGTTATCTGGCCGGCCTCCGCTAATGTTATTAATTATGATAAAGCAGTTTTACAATTTCATGGATCTACACGGTTTGATAAATTGGGTAATCCAATAGAATATATAAAATCTGATGCGAGAGTTCTTGAAGGGATGATTAGGCAAATAAATCAACATATTCAATCTAAATATAAAATTATTAAACCTCAAATATTAACAGTTCCTAAACATCAAGATTTTACAAAGAAACGTAAATATTTTTTATCAATATTAAACAAATTGCAGAAACAATATAATTTATCTGATAAAGATTCATTTGGATTATATCATCAAAAATTTTGGGAAGAGTTTATTTATAATAGTGCAAAACAAAATAAATATCAAATACCATATGGTATTTTAGTAAAATTGACTAAGCGTTGGGCATTTTTTGATAAATCATATACAATTCCACAAATGAAAAAAACTATTCAAAATGAAAAATTTCTTGAGTGGGCATTAACATTTGATAAAACTGATCATAAAAAATATGTTAAGCAAAATATTTTGCCGTTTGAAAAGTTATTTTTTGAATTGGGTACTGAAATATTAAGTAATATGAGTGGATTCCTTACTGCTAATCCGGAAATTGCAGTTCAAAAAATAAAGAAGGATGTAGATAATACTATTAAACAAATTCAATCGGGTGGGGACCCTAAAAAAATAGAATTATTAACACAACAATTGGAAAAGATTAATTCTTATGGTGGACTTGAAAAAATTGTTCCTTCCGAAGGTATAACATTTTTATATAAAGGAGAACTTTTTAAGATAACCGGAAATTATAGTAGCCTTAATCAGATTATTGGAATGTTAAAGTTTAATAGATAACTCCTGTAAAATTAAATTTTTTGATATTTATATTAAACAGGGAGGTTTTTATGTTTATATATAAAACTACAAATTTAATAAATGGTAAAATATATGTTGGCCAACAATCTACTAATAATAAATTATATTTAGGTAGCGGAAAACTTATTTTGCGTGCAATTAAAAAATATGGTAAAGAGAATTTTAAAAAAACTATTATTGAATTATGTGAATCGTGTGAAGAATTAAATAATCGTGAAATTTATTGGATAAAAGCATTAAATCCTGAATATAATTTATATCCGGGAGGAATAGGCGGGTATAATGAATTTGCTGTTATTGTTAATAAAAAGAAACGAGGAAAAACATGGGAAGAAATATATTCACCTGAGGGATTAATTGTAATGAGAAATATTGATAGGATCGGCGAAAAAAATCCGTTTTATGGTAAAACTCACTCTTTAGCTAATAAACAATTATTTGCAAAAAATGCGAAAAAAACTCATTCCGGCCGGAAACGTTCTAAAAAAACATGTATTAATATATCATATGGAATAAAAAATTCTAAAAAACATAAATTAGCAATGCAAGATCCAGCGGTTCGTAAAAAAATTAGTGAATCGGTTACTAAAGCGAATAAAATTTTATGGCAAGATCCTGAATATAGAAAGCGAGTGCTTGAAGGTCGGAAAAAATGTTGGACGCCCAAGGTAACTCGTGATGAAATGGTTAATTTTTTATTAAAAAAATTGCCGGCGACAAAGATAAGTGATGAATTAGGTATAAGTATACCAACTTATTATAAATATAAAAAAATATACGGAATAACGAAAAGAGGTTAATATGAAAAAGGAAGATAGGGCTATACAGAGTATTTTACATGGTGGAGAGCCAAGTAAAAAAATATTTGTATCAATGAATGATAATAATGAAATTCGTGATGCAGAAAAGAAAAAACGTGATGAATCTAGTGCCCAGGCAGAAAAACGATTGGAAATATTTAAAGAATTTCGTACACCATATGTTTGCCCTGCGTGTGGTAAAGGTATGCGTACTAAATTAGATAGTAAATTTTGGGTACTACGAAAAAAATGTTTTAATTGTGTAACGGCCGAAGAGACGCAAATGAGAATTAATGGAACATATAAGCAATATGAACAGAAAATAATATTAAATAATAAATTATCTTGGTTGGATGATCAAATAGCGTCAGTAGTAGAATGGAAAAAAACTCCACTACCAAAATTTTATAATCAAGTTGCGGCAGATGGTGTGACCGTTGATGAAGAAAAATGGACTGGCAATACTGAATTGTTACTGAAGACGGCCGACGATGCTATAGCAGGCTTTAAACAACAACAAAATGAAATTAAAGATAAACTTTCAAAACTTTTATAAATTGATATTTATATATGAGTAAATACACATGATTAAATTAACACTTTTAATAGAAGGGAAATTAGAACAGGCTGAAGAGTTTGCAAAAACAAGTCATTCTGGGCAATTGCGTAGTACAGGTGAAGCGTATATTACACATCCAAAAAAGGTGGCTAAATTATGTAAAAAGCTGGGGTTAGGTGAGGTTGAACAAATAGTAGCGTGGCTTCATGACACGGTTGAAGATAGTAAAAATCCTGCAGAAATTGAAACACAGATAAAACAGATGTTTGGTAATAAAGTATTGGCATTTGTTAAATTATTGACACATCGACGTGGGGATCCATATAAAGAATATGTATTGATATTAGCAAAGAAATCACATAAGGCATTGAATATCAAATTGTGTGATATGTATGTTAATTTACATGATAAACCAAACCCAAGGCAAAAGATTAAATATCTTAAAACTTTAGTGTATTTAGAAGATAATGGAATTGATATAGGTCCAAAATTTAAGAAATTATTTAAATGATAAAATTAAAAAAACTAATATTACAAGAGCTAGCATTTGGGGCACCACCAGGAGCAAAAGTGTTTCTTGGAGGTATTCATACGGGAATTGCACAAAAACCTGATATTGATGAAGCAGTGCATATACATAAAGTTGGTAAAGGAATGTTTTCAGTATCATTTTATGGAAAGCAGATAGGAGTAGTTCAGAAAAAACTTGATAAGATGTTTGGCGAATCATGGATTGGAACTCCTGTTGATGATGATATTGATGGTATTGAAGAACCAACGAAGAAACAGGCAATTAGAAGTTTAGTAAAGGTAGCTAATTAGGAATTAAAATGACGTTAAAAATGAAAATTCTCATTGAAACAGATGCAAAAGAAAAGAAAAAATTAATTACCGGAGCCAAATTAGTTGCAGGTGATATTACCGATGATTTGCCATATAAAGTTAAAGAATATTTTGGTGAATGGCCAGCTGATATTGTCGGGCCGTTTTCAAACCAAGATGTTGAAAATATAAAGAATTATGAAACACTTTGGAATACAAAAGTTCTTCCGCCGAATTTTAAACTACATATTCAAATTGATAAAAAAATTGCAAGTGGTAATGTGGAGTATTAATGATACAAATAGATGTAAATATTGGGGATACGATTTTAACGGGAAAATTTAAAAATAAAAAAACCGTAATTAAAAAAATCGGTAAAGATGACCATGGAATGCCAACTATTAATGGACGTAAGGTAGCGACGTTCCGTATTCATAAAAAATTAAATATATTTGATGATGGTGATTATGATAAACCTAAACAAGAAGGTAGAATTAAATTAAAGCAAATAATTAGAGAGGAAGTATTAACTGAAGGTTCGAGTCCATCCATAAGGACATATACTGGTAAAAAATCAGTCGTTCAAAAAAAGGTGGAAAAATATATAACGGATACAAAACGCGAATATAAAGGTGAGGACCGAGAAGCACAAACACATTCTGGAGATTGGAATCAACTAGATAAAGTTATCATGTATGATAAAATCTTTGATACTGAAAATGAAGCGGAGAAGTTTGTTTTAGATCATGCTGAAGTATGGTATAGTGCGGCCGGCGTTCAATTTAAGAAGGCTAATCAATGGCTCATTGGAGCGTGGTTAAAGGGATCGGCAATTAAATGAAATTAAAAGATATATTAAATGAAGATAAAAAATATACTAAATCCCAATTAACTCGGTGGGTAGCAGGCGCAATTTTAGATGATTATTGGAATTGGCATACTAGAATTATAGAAGAAATTGAGCGAGATCATAAAATAGATTTAGGTCCACAATCGAACGACATTATTAAAATAATAGATGTAGTTATAGGCAATTTTTATAAGAGATTAAAACGTTTAAAGGGAAAAAAATGAAACGCTCAGAATTAAGACAAATTATTAGAGAGGAAATTAATGAATATGGTACAACTGATGGCGAAGCTCCATCAACAAGTGTAGATTTATTAAGTAGAATTGCAGATTTAATAAAAATAGCTAAAGGTTTAGAAAAATCCCATAATCAATCTGGATTATCAACTAAGATTTTTAAATTATTTGATGGTAATATAAAAAGTGATTGGAATTATTCAAAATGGAAATATAAAAAATAAGGATTAGAAATGAATCTATCAAAAAAAGTAGCAACATTATTAATATCAAAAGGAATTAAAACTGATTCAGTTACTCCAAATGTACATGGATATCCAGTAATTTTCTTTTTTGATGATAAAGATATGCATAACGCAGAAAGTTTATTAAAAAAGAAGGGCTATAAAATAGTCGATAAAGATACGGGCTACAGAAATAAACGATTTACTGTCACTGAAGCTGTTAGACCTACAATGCTTAAGATAGGAGGAATTACTGTAGGGCGTGATATACAAGGGCGTTCAAGTGTTAATAATGGCATTAGGTATTGGTATCAGATAAAATCTACCGGTGCTAAACATATGGAACCAGACTTTGGAAAATTTTGGATAAACATAGGAAATTATTTATCAAGCGCCGAAAAGGTGCGTGTTAAAGACGCATTAATAGAAATTTCCGTAGATAAACAGGGATTCCGTAAATATGAAAAACGTGATGATAGTGATTTCGATGAACCACGCAAAGATGAAAAATCTGAATTTTCTTTAAGTGAAATAGTAAGGCAGGTAACAAAATGAAAAATATATTTAAATCAATTTGGGCAATTATTATTCTCATTGGTGGAATTGTATTAGCTATTTTTTCTAAAAAACCGCAAGAAGTAAAAAAACTTAATAAGGTAATTAAAGAAAATAAGAAAGCAGAAAAACAAGTGGAGAAAGAATTGGAAATTTTAGAGCACGACAAAGAAGCTAATAAAAAAGAGATTACTAAATTAAAACGTAAACTTAATAAAACTAAAAAAGAAATTGAAGATATGGAAGATGTCTATGGCAAAGATGATGTTGAAGATGCTATGAAATTTCTGAAGAAGTTTGCCGGAGAATAAGGATGAAAAAATCAGAGATAAGACAAATTATCCGTGAAGAATTAATTAATGAGGTTGATTATAGTGAGCTTGTGAAACAGGCTCAGAATATCACGACCAAATTAAAATCAAGTGACTTAGATTCTAAAACTATTAAAAAATTAAAAACTGCATTACAGCATATTAATTCATTATTAGATCGAGTATAAATTATGAAATTATTTTTAACTATATTATTACTTTTTACAATAGCATTTGGTCAAGATTGTGGGCTTACTCCACAAGAGCATATAAATATAGCAAATAACGTAGCAAGATTACAAAAATCAGATAGCCTACAAACTGTACAGATTGACGATTTAACTAAAATAAATGCACGTTTAGAACATCAAGCTACTATTGATTCATTGTTACTTGTTGGAAAAGACGTACAAATTGATTTATTACACGCTAATGAAAAAGCGTATATAGAAAAAATAAAATTGGTGAAACCATCTTTTTGGGAAAACAAATATTTATGGTATATATACGGTTCAGGAACGATGATTTTAGCATCAATAATTGTTGGGAATGTTAAATGATATTATTTATTAGAGGCTGTATAGATTGTGGTGTTGAGATACATTATAAAAATAAACGAACTATGAAAAGTGCAGAAAAACGTAATGCTAAATGTCGTTCTTGTTCTAAAATGGGAAAGAATAATGGATTTTATGGTAAATCTCATTCTGTAGAAACCATATTAAAAATAAAGGAAAATCGACCTAATATGAGCGGAAAAAATAATCCTATGTATGGAAAGACGGGAAAGGATAATCCAAATTATGGTAGAACGCATACTGAAGCTTCTAAATTAAAAATGAAACAAAATAGTGCAAAATATTGGTTAGGAAAACCGTTTTCAAAAGAAACAAAACAAAAGATGCATGATGCTCAGATTGGCAAAACAAGACGGCCATTCTCAGAAGAAACAAAATTGAAGATGAGAAAAGCTCAACTTGGAAAAACACGTTCATTAGAAACCAGAAGAAAAATAAGTAAAAATATGTCAGATAGAACAGGAAAAAATAATCCTATGTATGGTAAACCTGGCCCCAAACTTGGTGTTAAGATGAGTAATGAAACTAAACTAAAATTAAGGTTAGCTAAAATAAAACGGTTAGAAAATTTACATGGTCAATTATTTCCCGCATATAACCCAAATTCAATTCCAGTAATAGAAGAATATGGCAAAAAACATGATTATAATTTTCAACATGCAGAAAATGGTGGAGAATATCATGTTAAAGAATTAGGTTATTGGGTAGATGGGTATGATAAAGAGAAAAATATTGTTATAGAAATTGATGAGCCATATCATAAATATCAAATTGACAAAGATATACAGAGACAGCATGAAATTACAAAATTTCTTGGTTGTGAATTTATTAGGATTAAAATAAAATGACTGACTTAAATCAAATAACAGAAGAACAATTAAAAGCCGTACTGGTAGAAGAATATACTAAATGTGCAATGAACCCAATATATTTCTTATGTAAATATGCGGTTATCCAACATCCTATTGATGGAAAAATTCCATTTGCATTATATGATTTTCAGCGGGATATAATGGATGAATTTATTGATAGACAATTTACTATTGTCTTGAAAGCTAGACAATTAGGCCTTTCCACATTAGTTGCTGGCTATGCGTTGCATATGATGTTGTTCGGCGCAGATAAAAATATTCTTGTAATTGCAACTAAACAGGAAACCGCTAAAAATTTAGTATTAAAAGTTAAAGTTATGTATGACAGTTTGCCATCTTGGCTAAAACTTAGATTAGTAGAAGATAATAAATTAGGACTTCGATTCACAAATGGGTCACAGATTAAAGCAATTGCAAGTAATGAAGAAGCCGGTCGTACGGAAGCATTATCATTATTGATCTTAGATGAAGCGGCGTTTATTCCTAAAATTGATAAAATATGGGCGGCAGCCTCATTAACACTTGCAACTGGTGGAGCATGTATTGCTATTTCAACTCCAAATGGTGTTGGTGGTTGGTTCCATGAAAATTGGGTACATGCAGAGGATAGAACAGGCAAGTTTTTCCCAATTATATTACATTGGACTGTACATCCAGACCGTGATCAAGAATGGCGTGATAACCAAACACAATTATTAGGCGCAGATTTAGCTAATCAGGAATGTGAATGTTTATGGGGTAAATCAATTATTACGGTACGGAATAAAATATCGGGCGAAATTGTTAACAAATCGTTTACTGAATTATATGAGGAATTACAATGTTAAAATGTAAATTATGTAATTATACAGCTAAACAATTGTTTCAACATTTAAAGGCGCAGCATAATCTTACAACAAATGAATATAGAATTATGTATGGCACACATTTAAAAGTGCAGGATGGATTCACTGCCCCACAAAAATTAAATATAAAACGAAAAAATACTTCCAAACAAATAAAGAAAAGTTATCAAAAGGTTAATCGTTTGTTAGAGTTAATGGTAGAATTTTATACAAAGTATGATACGAGAAATTTACTTTTAACAAGCTGGAAAACTTATATTGGTAAAACAAAATATAGAACTTTAATTAAAGATGATATAAAATTATATGGGTCTATTAATAAACATACGCAAAGTTTAACTGCGTTATTTAATAGAAAATTAACATTAACAGAGAAATTAATATTTATTGTAGAATATAATTATGATGTTGCTAAATTAAAATGTGCATGTGGTAAAAAATATACATTTGGAAAATATTGCCGTTATTGTCCAGCTCCAAAACGCACCCAATTAAATAAGTCACATACTTTGGAAACTAAACAAAAAATGAGAATAAGCACAATTGAATATATAGAGTCGGCTGCAGGGAATTGTTATCCACGATATAATATAAATTCAATTCCTTTAATAGAAGAATATGGCAAAAAACACGGATATAACTTCAAACACGCAGAAAACGGCGGAGAGTATCATATTAAAAAACTTGGTTATTTTGTAGATGGGTATGATAAAGAAAAAAATGTAGTGATAGAAATTGATGAAAAACATCATTTTAATGTTGATGATATATTAAAGAAAAAGGATGTAATTAGGCAACAAGAAATTGAAAACTTTTTGTGATGTGAATTTATTAGAATGAGAATATAAATGTATTTAGAAAACAACAAATATGAAATATTAACGCCAAGTGGATATAAACCATTTAAAGGTATTAGAAAAACTAATAAATTACAATATATTGCCATAACTTTAAATACAGGAAAGCATATACGATGTTCGGTTGATCATCCATTTATTTTAGATGGAATTCCAATATTAGCAAATGAATTAAAACGAGGAACCAACATAGATTCAGAGAGTGATGTTTGGGTTGATAATATAGAATTAATTAATGATAATATTGAATTATTTGATATTATTGATGTTGCAGATGATAATATTTTTATTGTAGATAATATTGTATCTCATAATTGTGATTTCTTAAAGTCAGGTCGTACAGTAATTGATGCATTAATTTTACAGAAATACCGTGATGACTATCAGGAAGATCCTATAGAACGTAGACATATGGATGGGAATTTATGGATATGGAAACAACCAGTTTATAAATCTGATAAAACATATATAGTAGCAGCAGATGTCTCACGAGGTGATGCCCGAGATTATTCAGCATTTCATGTAATTGATGTCGAAAATTTAGAACAGGTTGCTGAATATAGAGGATTAATATCAACGAAAGATTTTGGTAATTTATGTGTTAATATTGCAAAAGAATATAATGATGCATTATTAATTATTGAAAATAATAATATTGGTTGGGCCGCAATTCAACAAGTAATTGATCGGGAATATCCAAATTTATTTTATACAAGTAAAGATTTAAAATATGTAGATGTGTATCATCAATTAAGTAATAAAATCAATCGTGAAGAACGAAAGATGATTCCTGGATTTAGTACAACATCAAAAACTCGGCCATTATTGGTGGCAAAATTAGAAGAATTTTTCCGGGAAGAAACGATAATTGTTCATTCCAAACGATTATTAGATGAATTGTTTACATTTGTTTATAAAGGTGATAGAGCAGAAGCAATGGAAAATTATAATGATGATTTGGTTATGAGTTTAGCAATTGGTTTATGGATACGTGATACTGCGTTGCGATTACGTGCCGAAGGGATTGCATTACAAAAGAAAACGTTAGACAAAATGCTTGGTACAGGCGTATATACCTCAGCAGAGGTAAATAAAAATGATTCGTGGGAATGGGATACTGTACACGGAAAAGAAAGTTTAACATGGTTAATAGATTAAATAAGAGGTAAAAATGGCAGATACATTAAGGTCGAGATTAAGAAAATTATTCTCAACAAATATTATAATAACAAATCAAGGCGGTGGAAAACTTAAAATAGCTGATCCGAATCAGATTCAATCGGCTGTGCGTCAGGGATTTGTAGACAGATATACTAAATTATATTCATCAATGGCGGGTGGAACAGGTCGAGCCCAGCAACTTTTTATGGCCGCACAACGGCTAGCTTTATTTAAAGATTATGAAACAATGGATGCTGATTCAATTATATCTTCAGCGTTAAATATTTATGCAGATGAATCAACTATGAAATCTGATTATGGTAATGTACTTGAAATTTATTCAGAGTCGGATAATATTCGAGATATTTTACACAATCTATTTTATGATGTATTGAATATAGAATTTAATTTATGGCCATGGACACGCAATATGTGTAAATATGGCGATTTTTATTTGTATTTGAATATTATGGAAAAATTTGGTATTACAAATACAATACCTATTTCAGCATATGATGTTGTACGTGTTGAAGGAGAAGATCCAGAAAATCCAGATGAAGTTGGATTTGAAATTGCTGGTGGTGATAATCGTCATACTCAGCGACAATATAGAAAACAGACATATGAAGAATATGAAATTGCTCATTTTAGATTAAATAGTGATTCTAATTTTATGCCATATGGTAAAAGCATGATTGAAGGTGCGCGTAAAACTTGGAAACAAGTGGTATTGATGGAAGATGCAATGTTAATTCAACGTATTATGAGAGCACCAGAACGTAGAATATTTAAAATTGATATTGGAAATATAGCTCCAGCTGAAGTTGAGCCATATATGAAACGTATTATTGATAAGATGAAGAAAGCACCAGTAATGAATGAACAGGGTGAATATAATCTTAAATATAATATGCAAAATATCACAGAAGATTTCTTTTTACCGGTTCGTGGAGGAGATAGTGGTACTGAAATTGAAACTTTAAGTGGTCTTCAATATGATGCAATAGAAGATATTGAATATTTGAAAAATAGAATGATGGCCGCTCTAGTTATTCCGAAAGCATTCTTAGGATATGAAGAAGGGCTTGGATGTGTTGTTCCAGAAACTAAAATACCATTATTAAATGGGGAAACGAAAACAGTTCAAGAGATTATTGATGATTATGAAAATGGTATTACACATTATACATATACATTGAATACCGATAATAATAAGATGGTCCCTGGTGAAATTGAGTGGGCAGGATTTACTAGTAGAAATGCTAATTTAGTTCGGGTTAATTTGGATAATGATAAATTTATTGATTGCACGCCAAATCATAAGTTTTTGATGCGTGACGGTAGTTGGATTGAAGCCCAAAATTTACAAGAAAGTCAATCTTTAATGCCATTATATTTAGATGAGGATAGATTGGGATATACTACTATATATCATCCAGGTATTGAACAGTATCAATCTACACATAGAATGGTAGCTGAATATTATGATATGATATACCAAGGAAGTGGTAGGGTTGTACATCACACCGATTTCAATAAGAAAAATAATAATCCAGAGAATTTTGATTGTTCTATGACTTTTTGGGAACATCGTGATTATCATGGGAAATTAATTGCAGAAACTTTAAATTCACCAGAGAATATTGCTAAACGGGTAAAATCCCAAAAAGAATCTAATCATTTTGTAATCGCAGGTAGAAAGGGAGGATTGAAATCGGTTGATAAATTAGCTGAGTATGCACGTACACATGTTCCATGGAATAAAGGGAAATTACTTGGTAAATTTAAATTATGTGTAGAATGTGGAGATGAATTTTATACTGAACCACATGTTAAAAATCAACAGTGCTGCTCAATAGATTGTTCAACTAAATATTTTGTCGGGAAACGACGATATAATACTAAATTTATAGTTGAAGTTGATGTATTGAAGAATGTTGCAAAAGATTGTAGTTCATTGAAAGAATTGGAATGTAAACTAGGTAATATTGATAGAAATACTTTAAACAGAATCTTTGAATATAACACCATTGATAAGGTTGATTTTATTTTTAATAATATGCCATTAGCATTACAGAATAAACATTTTATGCAAAATTACAGACAGTATGAAAAACAATATTTAAATCATGTAGTGCGATCAATTGAATTTTTAACGGAAACTAAAGATACATGTGATTTAACTATTAAAAAATATCATAATTTTGCTACTGCGGCCGGAGTAATAATTCATAATAGTAAAGCAACGCTTGCCGCAGAAGATGTTCGGTTTGGCCGAACGATTGAACGTATTCAACGAACACTAGTTTCTGAATTAACTAAAATTGCAATTGTACATTTAGTAGCTCAAGGATTTGAAGAAAAAGATTTACTTAATTTTGAATTAGCACTTACTAATCCATCAATTATTTATGAACAAGAGCAACTTGAAAAATGGAACGCACGAATTGATTTTGCAAATAGTTTAAAGGATAGTGATTTAGTAGATAGTGATTGGATATATGAAAATGTATTCAAATTCACTGAAGATGAAAAGCAACGAGCGAGACTTGGTGTAATTCAAGATAAAAAACGTACATTTAGATACGAACAAATTCAACAGGAAGGTAATGATCCTGTAAAATCTCATGAGGCGATAGGAACACCCGGTACGATGGATGATGATAGTGAAGAAGGCGTTGGAGCAGGACGTCCAGAAGAAGCTAATCATTTTGGAAAAGATGGTTCGGCGCGAGGCCGAGATCCGGTCGGTGCTCATGATATGAAAAAAGCAGCTAGTGGTAATAGAAAGTATGGAAAATCATTAGCATTAGCACATTATGCTAATTTAAAAAATTCAATGATTAAATTTACTTCAAAGGAAGATAAAAAATTGATAACTGAGGCAAATGATGTAGTCGAGGAGTATTTAAGTGAAATTTCCTCGTCTGAGAAGTCTTAAATTTTAGTTTTTTATATTTATAATTGAATAACTTTATATATACAATGGAGAATTTTATGCAAATTAAGCATCATAAATTAAAAAATACTGGGATTTTGTTTGAGCTATTATCAAGACAACTTACTGCGGATATTTTAAATGATAATACCCAATCTAAAACTGTGAATTTAATTAAGCAGTATTTTAATGAGAATACTGAGCTTGGTAAGGAGTTGCAATTATACCAAGTTTTATTAAAAGAAAATTATGCCTCAGAATCCAAATGTAATCATCTTATTGATGCAGTAATAAATTCCAGGCAAAAGTTGAGAAATGCAAATTTACGTAGGGAAAAATATAATTTGATAAAGGAAATTAAAGATCAATATAACCTTGATGATTTTTTCAATGCGAGATTGCAGAATTATAAGGTGTTTGCATCAATTTATAAATTATTTTTAATGGAATCTGGTCAGGATGTCGCACCACCCAAAGAATTAGTTGATAATAGATATACGATTTTAGAGCATTTAGCTAAATCGATTGTTGAATCTAATAAATCAAATAGTAGAATGGATGAATTTGCCGGACAAGATAAGGATTTAAGATTATTAGCTTATAAATTAATTGTAGATAAATTCAATGCTAGGTATAGTAAGGCATTAAATAAATCCCAACAAACATTATTGCGTGAATATATCTATAATGTTTCTAATACTAATAAATTACGTGAATTTATTAATGAGGAGGTTGTTAAGGTTGAAAAGGTTTTGACTAAATCTTTATCAAAAGTAAATGATCAAATAACACGAATTAAATTGACTGAAAGTTTGAAACAATTGCCCGGAATTACGAAGGGTAAGGTCGTAAAAGATGAACAGGTTGTTGCATTAATGCGATATTATCAATTAGTTGAAGAAGTTGGAAAGTCTCTTAAACGTCAAACGGCGGAGAAACTTAATGATTAATGAAGATGCTTTACGAAATTATATTAGAGAATTAATTCAGCAAGAATTAGAAGACGAGGAATTAGAAGAAGCTTCAACTACAGCGTCTGCAGGTGGTGAATATGATACACCAATGGCATTCAGAGGAAAATCTGGTAAGAAAAAGGCTAAAGCAGGATATTTTGGTGGTCATAAGAAACCTGATGTATTAGGATATCATATTGTTGAAGACCCTGATTTAAGAGGTCGTTCTGGTTTAAAAGGTAAGAAATATTTACCAGAAAATTTTATTAAATTGCTCGATGAAAGTAATAAAGTTGGTAAGTATGATTTGTTTATGGGTCAGTTTGGAAATGGTCTTACAATATCAGATAAAAATCGTGAAGTTAGTTATGGAGAATATAAAAATATAGCACATATTTCTGCTCCTTATAATAAACAGGAAATTAAATATTATGAAAAAGTACCATCTGCTGTAAAACGTGTTATTGAAAAGGCCGCACAATCATATTGGAAAAAGAATGAATCTATAAATGAATTATATGTTATACAATATAAAAATGATAAAAATAGATTTTTAAGTAGTAAAGCCCGGGATGTTAAAACTACAAAAGATGCTTCACAATTTAAATCAGAAAAAGATGCAAACGATACTTTGAATGGAATGGATTGGCAATTTAGAAGTAATTATAAAATTATTCCTTTAAATGAAGAATATAAGGAATATGGTATTCAGTATAAACTTACTAAGACCGGTGGGTGGGTACGAGCATCGTTAACTAGATCAACTCATAATGACGATCATAAACAATTTATTAAACTTATAACTAAAGATGCAAATAAATTGAAAAAACAAGAACATTGGCTAGATGTTAGAATTACAGTTAATGGTAATCCTGTTAACGAATCTGTAAATGAAGCAAGTGATTATATTGGGCATTTTTCTAAAAAGGGTAAGGATATTTATGTAGATAGTGACTTTTTAAACCGCTCTAAAGGTGTATTGCCAAATTCCGAATTGAAACATATGGGCATGGGCGAATTCTATTTAGAAACCTCAGATGGTAAAGTAGATTTTGCTCGATTAAATATAAAAATAAAAGATTTTGTAGGTAGGACTCATCATATGTATGATAATGCTGATGGTAAGATTGTTAAAAAATTATTACAAGCAATGCTTCGTTCTAAAAGAGCGATTGAGACTAAATATATTAAAGAATCAATTAATGAACGAACAACTGCAAAAACAATCCGCGGTTGGCTAAAATCGTTACCAGAAAATAAATGGCGAAAAACCTACGGTGTAGATGCACGTAGAATTTCACATTTTGTAAATGAAGGTGATGAAGAAACAATGCCTCAGTCTTTACGACGTAGAGGAGAAGGTGTTTCATATGATCGTGAACGTACATTAGCAACAAAATATACAAAATATATGGAAGGTCTTAGGGAATCTATTAGACAAATAATAATCAAAGAAATATCTGGTGAAGTAAAAGAACTTCGTGCATTTATTGATGCTAGTAATTTAAAACAACAAATCAGGGCACCAATATATAAAAATTTAACTTTAAAAAAACAACAAGGCAAGTATAATAAAGCTCTTGCACAGAAAGCTTTTTTATATTTGGTAAATACTGGAGCAAAATTATACGTTAAAGAATATGGTGGTGAAGTTAATGATTTATTTCCAAAGAAAATTCAACAAGAATTAGCACATGAATATGTTAGCGAATTTGAAAGCGATACCTCATGATAATTTATAAAACAACAAATACAATAAATGGTAAATTTTATGTTGGAAAAGATTCAAAAAATAATCCTGCGTATTTTGGTTCCGGTATGATATTACAAAAAGCGATTGCTAAATATGGAAAAGAAAATTTTAAAAAAGAAATTTTAGAATATTGCTCCGTTGAAAGTATAAATGATCAAGAAATATTTTGGATTGATAAATTAAATGCTATTGGAGATGGATATAATATTACGTCTGGAGGAGAGGGTGGTGATACTACAAGCAATCACCCAAATAAACTTGAAATAATTAAATTGCGAAGTAAAAATAATATTGGCAAACATAATATTAGTCCATCAATTGAAACTCGTAAAAAAATAAGTATCGGAACAAAACGAGCGATGAACAGACCTGAGGTTAAAGAAAAACTTAATAAAGACAAGTTAGGAGTACCATTATCAGATGATCATAAATTTAAAATTGGAACTGGAGTAAAATCATCACAAAAATATCAATTAGCAATTTTAAATTCAAGTAGAAGTAAAAAAATGGTTAATACAAAAAAAATAAATGGCACGTTAAACCATTCTATTGAAACAAAACATAAGATAAGTAAAAATAATAAATCTGGTACCATGTTAGTGAAGAAAAAAATTAGTGATTGGAATTTAAAAAATAGTCCTAAAGCAACACGATTTGTTGTTAAAAATTTAGAATCAAATGAAATTTTTAATTTAGATCGTTATACAGAATTAAAAGCTTTCATTAAAAATTATAATAAAACTAAACAAAATAAGGATAAAGTTCCTTTTACAAATTTAGTATGTAATTTAAAATGTAAAGCATTAGAAATTATTCGTAAGGAGGCAATATATGGGTAATAGGCAATTATTGGTTGATTTTATCCCGTTTGAATTTGACAGAAAACAACTTGATGAATCTATATCAAAACATAATAAACTTATTGTGACTGGAGTATTACAGCGTGCAGATGCAAAAAATCAAAATGAGAGAATTTATCCCAAGGGTATTTTAATGCGTGAATCTAAACGATACCTACAAGAATTTGTTAAACAACAACGAGCATTAGGAGAATTGGACCACCCAGATAGTTCAGTAGTAAATTTACAAAATACATCTCATAATATTTTAGAAATGCATTGGAGAGCAGACGATTTAGTAGGTAAAATTGAAGTATTGGGAACACCAGCTGGTAATATTTTAAAAGAATTATTTAAAGCCGGCATTAAACTTGGTATTTCTTCAAGAGGATTAGGTTCTATTGAAAGAATGAATGAAGGAACTGGCGATGAAGCGGATGTAGTTCAAGATGACTTCGAGATTGTCGCGTGGGATTTTGTAAGTAATCCATCTACACATGGAGCATTTATGCATCCAATGAATGAAAGTGTTGACACAACAACACGAACTTGTGGTGATTGGTGTAAGGTTGAATATATAATTGGTCAGATTTTACGAGGAGAATAAGAATATGAGTAATATTAAAATATCTAAAGATGGTTATGTCAAACAAATTAAGCATCCAATGACAGACAAAATAATGAAATCTATTAAAGTTGATGGGAACGAATATAGATTTAATTCTGTTTATAAAACGTATAATAGTGTTAAGGGAAATGAATTATTACATAAAAATGATATAAATAAAATTAGATATGAATCAAAAATGAAAAAATCAGAATTAAGACAAATGATACGAGAAGAAATTAAACGAGAAGAAATTAAACGATTAAACGAGGCAAAATTGAAGAACGTAAAAACAAAGGAAGATGCAAGACAACAAGCATTGGATTGGCAGCATGACTTTTCAAATAAATCAATGAGCTGGGCCGACACCATAGAAGCGGCCAATCATTTTGAAAAGATGGGGAAAAAATTTAATTTAACTAAAGAATTTGAAGAAAATGGAATAATATAAAATGAAAAAATTAGAATTAAGGCAAACTATAAAAGAAGAAATAAAATTTCAAAATTTATTGACAGAAGTAAAAACCCATACCGCAAAAGATTGGAATACTTTTATGAGGTGGTTTCCTGAAATTCAGCCTAATTTATATAAACATTTCAAACTTGAAGAAATAACAATTACAGTTCAAGGTGGAGCAAAATTTACTTGGAAGAAATAATATGAAAAAATCAGAATTAAGACAAATGATACGGGAAGAAATTAGAAAACTTAATGAAACTTCCGCAAAAGATGAATGGATGTTTGAATTTGAAGGTGGAGGTTGGAATACAGTTAGAGCTAAATCTAAAAAAGAAGCTATAGTAAAGATTAAAAAAGAATATGGAAAAATGAAGCCTAAATATTCTACGGTCAGATTAGCTATAGATCATCAACGTGATTATAAAATGCACATGATGAATTTTGATTAGGAGTTGATTGGAAGGAAATATAAATGAAAAAATTATACGAACAAATAGAAACACGATGGGCGAATTATATTCTATCAGAAGGTCAGTACTCAACTAAATCTATTAGTGAAATAGCAGCTATAGTCAGTAATGACTGGAAAAAAGTTAATTATGCGGCTAAACCATATTTAGAAGCTATGTATTCACTTGAAAAAATAACTGATAAGTATTATCAAGATAGTGGTGTTAGTATTGTTGCATATTTTTTATCAAATGCCAGAAGTTGGACGGGCCCTGTAGCTAAAGAAATTAAAACTGAACTTAAAAAGCGATTAAGATAGTGAAAAGATCAGAATTACGACAAATAATTAAAACGGAGCTTAACGAGGCACATATAGATCCAGAAAATATTCGGTATGCTATGGAAGGTTTACTTGAGGATTTAGTAGCAGTTATCAAAAAAGTTAAAGTAGAAAAAGCAATTGCATGGGCTGAAAAATATCCTCGTTCTTTTTATGGCTGGCACGATATAGCTCAAAGATTTATTAAAACGTTAGAGAAATGGATCTAATATGCCAGCAAAATCAGACCAACAACGAAAATTTTTTAACCTTGTTAAATCATATAAAGCCGGCAAGCTGAAACCTGCTGAGGTTAGTGATGAAATAAAGAAGGCCGCAAAAGATATGTCTGACAAGGATGTTGAAGATTATGCATCTACAGAAGGTGATTTACCCACACGAGTTAAAGAAGAGCGAGATTACAAGGACGAATATAAGAAATTTCAGTCTTCTACTAAATCTAAAAAGTACAGAGCAGAATTGAATAAATATAATCGTCAAAAAGGAACATATGGTAATGGTGATAAATTAGATGCTTCACATAAAGATGGTAAAATCGCGGGGTTTGAAGAGGAATCTAAAAATCGCGGCCGTGCAGAAAAAAGTAGATTAAAAAAAGAAGATATTTTACGATTAGTAATTAGAAAAATGATTAAGGAAATCAATGACTAAATCAATATACAAACAAATAATGGAATTAGATGAATTAGCATCTCCGCCATATACTTCCAAAATTAGTAATAAACGATCTAAGGAATCGCTGGGTAAGATGACAACAATACTTAGAAAAGCAGAAAACGATATTGCTAAAATTATGACTAGTGATTTTAAATCTAAAAAATATACACCATTAGACCTACATAGAACTATTCAGCAGGGTGATATTAAAGCAACAACTGGATTTGAACGAGATTTCATTCAACAATTATGGGATAAAATTAGACATAATATATCCAGGGGAAATTAAAGGAAATTAAAGGAAATTAATATGAGAAAATTAATATATGAACAAATAGATAAAAAATGGAATGATTACATTCTTACTGAGGGTACTAGGTCTACTATTGGTATAGAAATGCCGAATGGTAGAGTCTTAACCACGTATTGCCATTGGGATGGAGGTACTTCATGGAATGGTAAAATTCTTAAAAAATATTATTCTGATACTAAAAAAGTAAAAGAATTACTTAAATTAGGAAAAGCTGGAATTTCTTCATTAAACAAGGATTATAAAGGTGCTGAAGGGCATACCTTTAAAGATCCCGTAGATGGTCAAACTGTTTTTTATGGTAGAGATCGAGGCGAGAAACAGGATGGTGTTCAATCAGTGAAAGATAGGGAAGATGTATCCGGTGAAGAATACGATTATCTTTGGTCTGTAAAAGATAAAAAATGGATTTATAGGGATCATGGCCGAGAGTGGCAGGCGCTTAAGTAAATGGATAGAAACATCTCATTAAAATCATTAGTAAAGAATTTAAAGGAAGCTGATATTACTGCACCTAAAAAGGGAACCGAAACACCATTAGAAGCAAAGGTGCAAGTTCCAGGATATGGTGTAATGACTAGAAAACAATTACAATCAAGTATTAAACGATATGCGTTTGAAGTAAATAAATATGCAAAGCAAGGTAATTTTAATAATGTATATTCTACATTATATGGTAGGGGCGTATTGAAATCATTTTTAGAAACAGAGAAAGCGCATTCAGGAGAATAAAATGGATAAATTAACATTATTGGGAATGCAACGTAAATGGGTAGATTTTAGATTAAGTGAACGTGAAGAAATACTTACTGAAAGTAAAGTATATGATGCTCTTATGAAAATCGGACTTTTTATGAATCATTGGCAACAGGAAGATTTTAATAAGATGTTTGGAAAAGATGGTCCAAATATGTTGAAAAAATTTCATAAATATAATAATAATGTAATCAAATTTTTTGAATATATGGACGGTTCTAACAGAAAAATATTTTCAGATTATGTTGAAAAAAACTTTAAAGGATAAAAATTATGAAACTGGACATGGCAATTAAACATAAAAACAAATTAAAAAAGGAAAATAAATCGTCTGATGAATATATGACAGTTGCACTAAAACGAGTTCAGTTAGATATTATGGACTTGACTGAAATTTTAGATGATTTAAAAGCATTAAAATTAGAGGTTGAATAATGAAGAAATCAAAATTAAAACAGATGATTCGAGAAGAAATTCAAAAATTAAACGAAATTCAAACCGGCAAACATGGTAATGGTTCGGCATATGCAAAAGGTAAATATATTACCGGAACTATAGCGACGAGTAATAATCCAAATGGTACTGTGCATGAGAGATGGTTATCAATAGGCATTACAGATTCAGAGTCAAATCGTGATTGGATCAAAGGTAAAGAAAAATTAAACTATGGTGATGATATGGATAATTGGGATCAAATGCCTGAAAGTATTATGAAAGAATTTTCTAAAATTGTAGATACTACTGATAAAGCAATTGATAAATTGGTAAAAAAATATCTTAAATAAAAGGATTAAAGAGGGTAAAATAATGAAGAAAAAGAAAAACTTATTAAAAGAATTTTTTGGATTAGGCGGTATAGTAGGTACACCAGCAATTAATAATATATCAATTGCCCCTGCACCTCGACCAAAATATATTAAATCTCCTAAGCTTAAAGAATTAGTAGAAGAGGTATATGGCCAGCAAGACGAGGATGTTGATGTAAAGGGATTTTTATCTGAAGTTAATCAATATGGTTCTTTAGGTAAAATGATTTACCGAGAAGGTAATTTACAAGAATTAGCACAACGATTATCTAAGATGGCCGAAACTGCTAAAACTCATGCTATTAAAGAAACTGAAGATTGGATGGATAAGATATCAGTTAATAAAAATATGAAATCATTAAATGGATATGCACAAGAATTCAATAAGATTGCTAGTGAAGCATCGGGAATTCAAGGACGAATGGAAGACTTATATGAAAATATGGGATTCATCCTTGGGAAGTACTATGATATTCAAAGTGAAGGTGGTTGTGGTAAAAAGAAGAAAGATATTAAAGAAGAAGATTCTAAATATCAAGAATTTTTTAGGTCCGCATTAAAGAAATATGGTGTTACATCTCCAGAAGATTTAGATGATGGAAAAAAGAAAGCTTTTTATACTTATATTGAGAATAATTGGCAAGCCGCGGATGAAAAATAATGATTAAAGTGTGTGAATTTTGTACTGGTATTTTTAATACCGATGAAGTATGGAGCAAAAAACATTGTCATAATATAAAATATTTACGGGATGGTGGTACTGAACATATGTACTCCTATAATGATAGAAGCTAAAGGCCGAATAACAAAAAATGATGTAGCTAAAATTAATGCTGGAATAGATTATTGTAAGCAGCGAAATGCTCAATATATAGTAGTACGAGATCACACCACAATAGAAAGTATAAATGGAGTAAAATTATGAAAAAATTAAAAGCACTATTAAACGAAAAATATTCATTTCAACGTGAGTTTGGCGAACCATTGCCGACCCTTCAAAATACGATAGATGCAAAATCTAATGGATTAACGGAAGCTTTTGGAATAGATGTCATTAAACATATTGAACAGCAGGTAAGTCATTTGCAATCTACAGTACGAACCGCCAAAAAAGCTGTAATGAATAACCAACCGGTTAGTACTAAATTAAAAGGGCAAATTATTAATTTGGCAAACGGTATAGTTCGGGAAATAACATCAATATGAAACTAACTAAAAGTGATTTAAACACGATTAAACGTACCGTAATCAAGAACGATAAAGGTTTAGGTGATACAGTGTCACGTGCTATTAAACGTGTCTTTAAGGATACAATTAGAGAGTGTAATGGATGTTCTGAACGTAGGAACCTATTAAATAAGAAATTTCCGTATAAGGAGTAGAAATGAAAAAATCAGAATTACGGCAATTGATTCGTGAAAAAATTCAAAAACTTTTTGAAGACGCTTCTACTAAGCTTGAATGTATGGAATGTGGATATAAATTTAAAAAGAAGATTGGAAAAAATCTTGAGGTACAATGTCCAAAATGTGGAAGCTATGATATTGAATTAAATGAGACAATAAAAGAAACTCCAGTTCTTAAAGGAATAGAACACACAGACCTTGGATTTCCACAGCGAACTAAATTAAGTAAAAACGAAATATTATTATTGAAAAAATTTGTAAACGTAAATGGCGTAAGAAACTCAATTAAAAGTATTAAAAGCGATCCACAAAAATTTCTATTTGCATTAGAAAAGTATGCAGACAAATTTGGAGTATTTGCATGAAAAAATCAGAATTAAGAAAAATGATAACTGAAGAAATTCAATTATTGACCGAATCATTTACAGATGATATTTCTAAAACTATATCGCAAGTAAATAAGGATATTAGTGAACTACAAAAATTAATACCTGTATTACAAGATTTAGAAAAATTAACAAAAATGCGATTTGGGTTTAAATTTTCTGTTGATAATAATGGACAAGTGGTGGGTGTAGCAAAAGGTATAACCGTAGCAGGTCCAATGTTTTGGAAAATTAAAAAAGCAGCAAATAATTTATTTTATGATTCAGAAAAACCGTTTGCTAAAGGTTCAACAAAATATGTTGATATAACAATTAAGAGTAAAAAACAATATGAGTTATTAATAAAGTGAGAAAAAATAATGAAAAAACAAATAAAATTAAAAGAATTATTAACTGAAAAATATTCATTTGAACGATCATTTGGAGAACCTCTTCCGACGTTAGAAGATACTACGAAGGCTAAATTACAAGAAAAATTACCAAAATTAGCACCAGCGCCGATGAAATCAGCAATGCGACATATAGTAAAAGAATTGAATAAAGTATATGGTCCAAAATCAGTTAAAGATTATTTTGTTACACCTAAAATAAAACCTGACGGTGGTGGATATCAAATATATACAATTCAAATGGCAAAAGAACTTTCTGAAAGAACCGATGAAATGGTAACGTGGTTAATATCAGTATTCAAACATTTCTTTAAAGGATCATATAGAGGCTCATATGATAAAAAGAAACGACAATTTAATATTGCATCTAGGGAGTAAAATGAAAAGACCAGTAAAAAGACCAGTAAAATTAAAAGAATTATTAGCAGAAAAATATTCATTTGAACGATCATTTGGAGAACCTTTACCAACATTAGATGATACAACTACTGCTAAAACATTGCAAGAAAAGAAAATTCCATTAGCTAAAATTACTACGGCGCATGTTGATTCCGGAGAAGATAGAAAATTTATAGATGGTTTGATAAAAGCTGGGTTCCGGGGTGAGTTAAATGAAAGTACATATGGTCTTGATTTACATTATAATGGATTACCAGTAAAATTGCGAATGGCAGATGAAAATGTTTATATGGAATTCCCTGAATTATATGTTAAAGACGCCCAAGTTAAACTTGTAATGGCATTAAAAAATTTTTTAAAATTTATTAGTAATTATGGGGGCTCAAAAAAATGAAAAAATCAGAATTACGTAAAATTATTAGAGAAGAAATTCGGGTGCTACAAGAAAGTTGGGAATCCGCGACTTTTAAAATAAAAAAGGTAGATGGTGAATATCAAGTAGTTGTTACTGTAAATGGTAAACGAGATGAAGCGCGAACTTATTATACAGATGACAAACAAGATGCCAGTGATACTAAACGCGAGATGGAAAAAGAAGAAAAGAAAAATAAAGATAGATATTATAAACACGCACATTTAACGAAATGGTAAAATAAAGAGGTATAAATGATAGAAATAAAAGTCTATAATAAGGACATAGAGGGTGCAATACAAGCATTAAAACGAAAAGTAAAAACAAGTGGATTATTAGTAGAATTACAGAAACGTGAATACTACAAAAAGCCATCACAGAAACGCAGGGAACGAAAATTACGTGGAATATTACGTGAAAAGTATAGGGTAATGGAAAGCGAGGAGTTGGGAGGATTTTAAGTGAAAAAATCACAATTAAGGCAAATTATACGAGAAGAAATACAATTATTAAATGAAGGTATTTCATCTAAAGAATTAAGGCAATATTTAACTAAATTGGCAAAGTCATTTGGTGAAGTACATTTTTACGTAGGTGATGATGACAAAATATATGATTAAATTTTTAAGGAGAACAAACAAATGAGTACAATATCAAAAACAGGATTAAAAAATAGCGTAACTAATATAGCTACGTATGGGGGCGGAGCTGGAAAACTTGAAGGCACCGTTATGGGTAATTTAATAGATAGTTGTCATAATACACGACCAGTAATTGATGTAAATACTAATGCATTAGCTACTGCAACATTAACAGCTGGAGATTCAGGTAATATATACTTGTTAAACTTTGATGGTGGTACAGCTCATACTTTACCTGCCGCAGAAGCAGGCCTATATTTTGATTTTCATGTAGGTACAACTATTACTGGTTCAGGTGCATTCTCAGTAGTTGCCGCATCATCCGCAGATACTTTAGAAGGTGTATGCTATACCTCTAATTCAGGTTCTGCCGGAATTAGCTTAGCAATGTCGTGTTCAGTACCAGATGTCGCAGATTATCAGTTTGTAGCTGATGAAGATGCAAAAGGACGTTTTATCGGAAGTCATATTTCATATCGTGCAGTTAGTGATAGTAAATGGCAGGTAACTGGGCATGTATTCACTACCGGTTCCGGCGCAACGCCATTTGCCTAAATCTTAGGAGAATTACATTGAAACAATCAGAATTAAGACAAATAATTAGAGAAGAAATTCAAAATTTACAAGAAGGTTCTTTTAAACGTGGCTATTGGATTACTTTATATGGAACCGGTGGCGAACTCGATAAGGAGTTTACTGAAAACCGTGCCGGTATTAAAAAAATTATTATACCATGGCTTAGAAATATAGATGATGGAGATAGTATTTCAGTTGATTCTGGCGAATCAGAGCGATGAAAAATCAGAATTAAGTATTGATAAATGAAAACCTCCAAAGGTCAATCCCAAATTATTCAAAACCAAGCATTTTAAAAATTAATTAAAATAAAACTGACGTTTTCCAGTTTTACATACTATTTATATATAACAAAATACATTATCGGTCATTTCGACCATCATATAATGTACCAAAAATAAACCGCATTAAAGTTCCTAATAACTTTATTAAATCCAAATATATTTTTATGGAGAAAATAAAATGGGTGATCTCTTAAAAGACGCTATTGCCGATGCAAAGACGGTAAAAGAAACAGCATTAGAAAATGCAAAAGTAGCACTTCAAGAAGCTTTTACACCGAGGATTCAATCTATGCTTTCTAAAAAGATTCAGCAAGAAATGGACGATGAGGAAGAATATTCCGATGAAGAAGAAATGGACGATGAGGAAGAATTAGATATAGCAGTTGAACCAGAAGTTGGAGAAGCAGAATTTGAAGATGAGCCAGCACCAGACGATGAAATCGAAGATGAGTTGGAAGACGAAGTTGAAGATGAAATCGAAGATGCTGACATTGACATTGATTTAGAAGATGAAGATGAAGAAATGGAAGAAGGCGAAGAGGAAATGGACTATGAAGATGAAGAAGATGAAGATGAATTAGACCTCGAAGCAGTTTTACGTGAACTTGAAGATGAAGATGAAATGGAAGATGAAGTTGAAGATGAAGAAGAATTTGACATCGACGAACAATCCAGTTCTTCAGATATTGGAAAAACTGACAATAAAGTAGATGTCGCAGACGCAAGTGATGAGGAAGATCCAGGTAAAGGTAAGTTAACCGAAGAAGATGACGAAGAAATATTTGATGTTGAAGACGATGAGGAAGTCGAGGACGATATCAGTATTGAAGAAATTCTTAAATCTTTAAGTGAAGATGACGATCCAGCAGAAGATGTTAACGCATTGAAAGAAAAAATCGCTTCTTTACAAGGTGAACTTGATGAACATCGCAACGTAATCCAACAGATGCGTGGCACTTTACAGGAAGTTACTTTGTTAAATGCTAAATTGCTGTACACGAACAAATTGTTCCGTACTTTTGAATTAGACAATAGCAAGAAAATGAATGTTGTAGAAACATTCGACCGAGCACATAATCTTAGAGAAGTTAAGTTGGTATATTCAACATTAGCTGAATCTTTGAAAGCACGTGCCGGCAAAAAGTTGCCAATCAGAGAAATCAAGAAAAAAGGTTCTTCATCGAAGCCAGTGGCATCGACAAAACCTGCAGGTGAGCAAATACTCACTGAAGGTCAAGTATTGAAGGAAAGATTTCGAAAATTAGCAAACATTAAATAATTAATTTTTAAACAAGGAGAATAGTAATGGGTAGTTTTGAAACTATTGAAAAATTAATGGAAGGCTACAGTCCACAGCGTAAGCGTTTGGAAGAGTCTAAAGCATTAGTTAATAAATGGGAACCAACCGGATTACTTGATGGTATAGACGATCAGAATAGAATTCACAGTATGGCAGTTCTTTTAGAGAACCAGGCACGCCAGTTAATTGACGAAAGTTCAAAGACAAGCACAGCCGCAAACTCAGAAGAATGGTCAGGTGTAGCATTGCCACTAGTTCGTAGAATTTTTGGTGAATTAGCCGCACAGGAATTTGTATCAGTTCAGCCAATGAACTTACCATCTGGTCTTATTTTCTATCTAGATTATAAGTACGGTACATCCCAAACGAGCCAACATAACGTAGGTTCAGATATTTTTGGTAACACTTCTGGTTCTAATGTAGATGCATCCGGTGGTCTTTATGGCGCAGGTAAATTCGGATATTCTATTAATGATCAGAGTGCAACCGTAGCAGATGCAAACTGGTCTTCTGGTTCTGCGACTTGGGAAGATGTTGAATTTGATCAATCATTATCAGCATCAATCTCGTCCGGTTCACAGTTAGTCCGTGTTTGGTTTGCAACCTCACAGTTAACTCGTCAAGATAATAACGGCGTCCGTGCATTTACGATTAGTGGTTCTGGTATAACAGGTGTCACACAGACACAAGTAGCAACGTTTTATCCAGCATACACGAAAGTAACTGGATCCAACGTCCAGTTTATCGTAGCACCGGCCGCAACTGTTACCGCACCACTTAGTGGTTCGTTTACAGTTAAGTATCACAGAGACAATACATCAATCACGCGTGGCGACTTTGAACAAACAACGTTCACAGTACCGGCACCAAATAGTGCAGATGATATTGATATTCCAGAAATTGACATTCAGATGCGTTCAGTATCTATCGTCGCAAAAACTCGTAAATTAAAGGCTGTATGGACTCCAGAATTAGCACAAGATTTAAATGCATATCATAGTGTAGATGCGGAAGCAGAATTAACCGCTATGTTAAGTGAATACATTTCAATGGAAATTGATTTGGAAATCTTAGATATGTTAAGAGCAAATGCATACGCAAAAACTGAATTCTGGTCAACACGTGTAGGTTATGAGTTTAATACTCAGACACGTGTATTTGCAGAAAGCTCTGGTAACTCAAATGCCTATACAAAGGGCGAATGGTTCCAGACTCTTGGTAACAAGATCCAGTCTGTATCAAATGCAATCCATCAGAAAACATTACGTGGTGGTGCAAACTTCATGGTGATAAGCCCTGAAACTGCAACAATCATTGAATCGATTCCAGGATACGCAGCAGATACAACTGGGGAAGCAACAACCAGTCAATTCGCAATGGGTGTACAGAAAGTCGGTATGTTAAATAACCGTTGGACTGTATATAAGAACCCTTATATGTTAGAAAATACAATATTGATCGGTTTCAGAGGTAACAACTTCTTAGAAACTGGTGCTGTATATGCTCCGTATGTACCGTTGATCATGACACCGTTGGTGTATGATCCAGTAAATTTCACCCCCAGAAAGGGCGTCATGACGCGTTATGCTAAGAAGATTGTACGGCCGGAATTTTATGGTCAAGTAATCGTAGCAGACGTAAATTACGTTTAATCTTAGGATTAGATTAATTTAAAAGTCAGTTTACTAGTATAATTAAGGGACACTTCGGTGTCCCTTTTTTTTGCATAAAATAAATGTGATGTTTCCAAAGATTAGGTCATATAAACGTTATGCAAATTCAGCAAGAGTTTCAATACCGTGTAAAACCATATTAAGATTTTCAATAATTTCAATCGTAAACAACAAGATTTATTGGATTATGCAGATGAAATTATTGCAAATTTTTTAAGTATTGCTAACGAAAAGGTAGAACGGTTAAATCGGCTTACTCAATCCAAAACCATTCATCACGATTAAAAGGCGCCAACCATCTTCGGTCGCCATCTATTCCAGATTCTACTAAAACGTGTCCTTTATTAGTTTCACGTTCTAACCAGGCATGTAACCGTTTTTGCATGAATGATGCTGAAAATTCAAACTCCCGAACTTCAACATTTTTACCATGTTTCATATGAGTAACACGGCAACTGTCATTACCTCGGGTTCCCTGTTTTGGACGTTCTCGTTTTAAGTCAATCATATTGTTTCTCTCTTTCTCACGTACTGAATTTGTTTCTCTCTTTCTCACGTACTGAATATACAGTTATTTACATTAAAAAACAAGAAAAAAGTGATGTTTTAAAAATTTAGGACATATATATTGTTAAAACGTGATATTAAATATCCTTGTAGTATGCCGTGTGATTTCGGGCGAACTAAACGGGTAAATATAGGAGAATAATGAAACCAAACATAGACAAAATAATAAAATTATTAAAAACTAATCCTACAAATTGGAAAATTGATTGGAAAATGGATGGTATTAAATATTGGGTGCATCCCGAGCTTCCTAAAGTATCATTGTGTGTGGAAGCAACAAAACAAATTTTTAATATATCTATATTTTTTGATAGTATTTTAATTGATACATACTTTGCAGAATTAAGAGAACCATATGAAGCATTTAAACAATCACTAAAAAATATAAAGCAATTGCAGGATGATAAGAAAATCCGAGCATTCGTGGCATTAATGGAGGGGGATTCTGTTGACTAAGGAGAAAAAAGAACTAATTAAAAAATTACGAGAATACGGTGTTGGTTATGAATATGAATTACGGACGGATGGATCGTCCTGGATTCAAGATGAGGACTCAATTAAAGCATGTGCTACATTTATAATACGTGAAAATAGAAAGAAACAATTGGAAATTGAAGAACGTGCACGTGATGAACTAAATATAATTTAATGGAAGTAAATTGGTGTGCCAATATCGCAGGAAGATGAAGTGATGGATCAATATACCTTGTACTGATTACTGGGCACCTAAAAATTAAATTATGAAGAAATATTCACTTTTTCGGGGGCACCGGCATCGGCATCCAATGAGTAACATACATCGTATCTTCTCCATGGCATCCACATTCACAATACCTATTCCAAAAATATGAATTTTGTCGTGTAGCCTTAACTTGTTTATCACGAGTATATACGATATATAATGAATCGTTACTATTTTCCGGCATTATCTTTTACATTAATCCATTTCATTATTTTCTCTTAACTTTAAAAATTTTATAAACATGTGAAATTTCCCATGAGTCCAGTTCTTTTTCTACTGTATCAGCTACTGTTTTTCCGAAAGAATTTATAATTAATACATGTCCATGGCACCAATCGTCTATTGGATGACACCGAATGAGATAATAACCATTGAATCGTGTAAACATAAAAATTTTAGATAAAAATAATTTTAGTTTTAATTGATTCACTGTAGCACCAATATCAAGTGTAATTGCTTCCACTGTCCATTTATTACGTACCGCCCGAAGTAAATCATATATGGTTTGTAAATATCGTACAGTGTTTGTTACACCTAAAAAATTTGCACAATTACTGGCACATGGAGTTTTATATCCGAAGTTTTCTCCATAATCCCCAGCGATTTCATTGGCAAACTCCTCTCTAGTCTGACCGTTAGATAATAGTGTGGTTTTCATTTATACCGGGGCTGGTTAAGTAAAGCTTCACCCGCTAACTTGGCTAGTTTAACTGTACTAAAATGTTCTATTGTAGGTGTGAATTGACAACCCGGATACCATTTTTTTAAATCGGCGGATCCATCATTAAATCTTTCTACAGTTACCCATAATTTTTGGATGCTAAATTCACCCAAATGTGATATCATACAATATTCTTTTGACCATTCCATTATAAAAACGTTAATTTATTATCAACCAAAAATGCAACTACAGCAGGAATATCTTCACCATCCCAACTCATTTCGGCATCAAGATCAATCTTAGGTTCACCAATAAAATGAGCTTTAAGTTGTTTTAATAGTACAGTGTTAATATTTTCAATTGCTTTTTCCCATGTATCAAATCCATTTGTATGATGCATTTTTGATTTCATTCTTGTTGACTCTACTTTACCCGGCATCGGGTAATACGTAAATACAATTGGATGATGTGTATTTTTGGTTGTGTTTTTAATTATACCAATTACTGGATTGTAAATACTCATTTATTCCTCATTTTAATTTCTCTTTCACGTATTGAATATACAGTTATTTATAAGAAAAAACAAGGATTTTTTAAATAAAATGATGTTTGACCGTTTTAGGTTCTATATATTATTATAAAATAGAGGTTAAAAATGGTTATATATATTGTGTGCGCAGTCATATTAGTTATAGCGTTATTTGTAAGTATGAAAACGAAAAAACACTAGGAATTAAAAATGGAAGATACACACGAAGTTACTGCAATTAGTGGGTCTTGTCTCTATAGTGATCCTTATTATGATCCTGGATATTCAACCCCATTAAAATATCCATCTGCACCTGAAAGTCGTTACGTCCCAAAATCAAAAATGTATCCTCGTTCAAATTCTAAATTAAATTATAAATTAATAAAACAGCTTTTATATGATTTAGTTATTATAGGAATTGGATATGCAGTATATACATTATAAGGAGAATTATGCCAATAAGTAAAAATCATAAAAAGAATAAATCACATTGGGAATGGAAGAAATATCAGAATATTAAAAAGGCGAAACGTAGATATAGCGAATCACCTAAGAGATATTTTGATTAATTTTGTACATCCACGGATATTTTCCACGATAGTATTTATCTCGACTGAGCATTCGTAAATGTGCCCAATAATGTTGTTTTGCTCGTATTCTCTTATTAAGATTTTTATCATTACCTTGAACATTGATATCTGAAATTGAATGGCAAATATTAATAGCATTTAATAAAGTTCTTTTTCTACTTGACTATAAATAAAATCACCATAATCACCGTTATTTAATTCATCAAGTTCTTCATCGGTCAATTCCCTGACAGTTCCATCTTCCTCTTCATAATCCGCCTCTGCAATAAAAGCATCACAGAACTTTGGATAATCATTCATTTTAATATCTTCTACTTTAACATTAGATATTCTATTTGTGTCTATCATTTTTTATTCTCCAAACGGAAATTCATGTTTATTGTTGATTGAATCTATTTTTTGATAATCAAATTTACCTTCGTCATATCTTTCATTAAGTTGTATTACAGTGGTTTTCATATCATTATCTAAATTCATTTCTAAAACACGACGTAAAAATCTGAATTTTCTTTTGCGAGTAGATTCTCTTAAATTTCGGAGATACTGTTCAGTAAATTTTTCATTTATGCGTATAATCCGATCACGATACGTGCGCATTTCAGGAGTAATATTTTGTTGGCGTATTCCTGCACCCCATTTAGGATATTTAAGTAATTTATGACTATGTATTTGAGTTACAAGGTCAGTTAATATTTCCCAAATACCATCATAAATTTCTATGGATTGTTTAAGAACATCATTCCAATGATCACAATATATTTTTGCAAAATCTTCAAATTGAACAAGTCTTATGGTTTGACTACCAATATCCCAATCTGTTGACATGTAAGTTATTCTAAACATTATGAACTGCTCCCATTAACAATTGGTGGCCCACCAGTATAATAATGATCTGGAATTGGATATGATCTGATCATGAATAATCTCCCGTTACGATTTCAGCTTCTCGCATTTCTGTTTCAACTGCGGGTTTTGCATCCCAATCCTCGATATAATAATCTAACCAAAAGTCTTCAGATGCTAATTTTTTGGCGTCTGATTTGGGAAATTCATACTGTGATACCAATGTTTCCTCGATTTGATCTTTAAACGTTTCATATGAAGCGTCTTTCATCATATCGGCTCTTAATTTATCTACTGTTGTTTCATTCATGAGTTAACTCCCTGAATTCCAATCCATGTTATCCAAGTTCCGTTTGGATCGACCCGATCATTTGAACATTCAATAACTATTTGAATGCCAACAGGGGCTGTAAATGAATATTTTCGGTCTTTAAAGGGTGGCTTAGAAGCTTGAAATGCTTTCCATATTTTAGTTCGTCCACGTTCTTTGGTAGTTGCATGAGTTTCTATTTCCCTCAGCATCTGCCAATAAATTGAAAGTATATTTTCTTGTTCTGAAGATGGAATTTCTTTTTCTAAAGATGGAATTTCTTTTTCTAAAGATGGAATTTCTTTTTCTAAAGATGGAATTTTTATTTCTCCGGTTGGATCGTCTAAGAATTTTTTCAATACTTCGTGTGGCCAACCACCTTTAGCATAATATCCATTATGTACCTTGCCATTAGTTTCGTCCCCAAAGTTTAAAAATAGTTTAATAGCAGATAGTACCGTTCCGGGAATTAGAATTTGTTTAATTTTTGACATTATATTTCCTTTTTCATTTGTTAAATGGTATCATTACTTTATTAGTAGAAATATCTTTTTGAGTACCATCTGGATATTCTACGTTTAATCTTTGCGGGATTTGTTCTTCACGATACGTATCCAAAATTTTCAGCGTCTGGTCAGAGTCAATTTCAATTACAGTATCAACTAAAAATGAATTCGCGAATGTTAACGTATATCCATTACCTAAATCTTCATTTAATTCGTCGCTGGTGAGTATAGTAAGATCGAATGTAATTGATTCTTTATCAATTAGCGTTAATAAATATCCCCGGGTTTCTTCAAATAATTTATGAGATATCCATTTAAATTTTTCTTCACCTTTTCTACACGTTTGAAAGCTCATACAGACTGGAGTATCGCCTAAGAAATATATTTGGCCACCAACCCAGGTATCTGTACATAACCATTTTTGAAAATAATATGGGTTTAATTTACATGTTTCTCGATCAAAGAGATCATCATATATTCCACATTCATGTTTAATATTTTCTAGACTCGGCCATTTAACGATTTCAGATCGATCAATATTTTTAATAATTTCTTTTAAATTCATTTCTTATTCATATGTTCAATTAAAAAGGTTTTAAAGTCTTGGTATCCACCAATCATTTCAAATTTCGAATCGAGTGAAATTCCAAGACCATATAATACATCATCAATGTTTCTACACGATAATCTTTATATCCATATTGAGTATCGTAGGTATTCATATATTTTTGAAGCTTTGTGACTGCAGTTTCTATATTATTTTTCAGTTTTTTATGTATAATTTTTACTATATCATGATCTTCCGGTTGACGCACGTTTCTAAATACACGGCCGTCATGAGTCCTTGTTCCATACGATCCGTTTGGCCATTCAACCGTCGGTGGATAATATACTTTATGATCATAATAATCGTTTGCTGGCAATGGTTCAATATATTCCACTATTAAATCATGTTTTGAAATTAATATGTCACCTTTTTTACAAGTACGTAGATCAATTTTCATTTTTTTCCTCTAACATAGCTTTAACTTACTCTTTATTTTGGATTATTGTCAAGTACTAAATTAATGTAATCCAAATGGTCACATCGTTTTGCCCAATCGTAATTAGAACCACCTTCTTGATATTTTTCTTTGGTTTCCTCGATTATTTTTTTAAACTCATTAAAAAACCATCTTCCTGCATCAGACGCGCCCTCTGCATTCCCAGTTTTAAAATATGCTTTACATATATTTATTAAGGCATAAGGGCTCGGATTACCGCTGAGCACCATTGTCAGATAATTCTTGGCTTTGCGACTATCCCGATTTTCTTCCAACGCTTGGGCGATCTGGGAAAACATGTGCATTCCATCCTCGAGCCCTCTGTAAAGCAATTGATTTTCTTCAGCAATTCTCAATCTATCCATTTCTTGGATTTTAAGAAACAGCTTTAGGGTATCACCCTGATGCTTACGATAAACGATACCGATTAAGGCTGATACATATTCTGATTCACCATAGAACGGGCTATTTACCAAATTGATTAATTCTTGTTTAATGTTCATTTTTAATCTCCAATTTAAAACTTATTCTATTTCAATTGATTCGTATTCATATTCACTACGAATTGATATTAGAGTGCGGGTTTATTACTGTTTTTTGAATGATTAAAACAGGATATTTTTTTGGTTTATTCATGGAGCCTCTCTTTTACCATATCATTAAACATCACCAATCGTCTATTGCACCCATATATACATTCACGGTATTTGATTGGTTCAGTGCTAAAAATATGATCCCTATATAAATGGGAACATGTAAATTCTTTACCTTCGGGTGAAATAACTCGTTCACTCATAGAAATATAACAGAGCCCACATGCTCCATTACTAGGAAATCTTTCTCCTTGAATCAGTCGTTTCTTTTCATCTATTGTTTCGTGTATTAGCGCCAATGATTCTGTTGGTAATTCAGCTTCTAATTTTGGTAATACCTCATTGAAAAAGATATCAATATCTTCATCAACAATTGCATATTCAGGATTAGTCCCTTTATATACAGAAAAGAATGTTGCATATAAACTTGGAAATTCACGATTAGCAAATTTAGCAAATTCAACTGAATCTCGATAATTTTTTTTGCTTAAGGTATAAGTGATTGAAGTTACTGCGTCTTTTGATGCACGTTTTATATTATTTACTACACGTTCAAATGCACGCCGACCGACTATTTTATCCCATATTTCACCATTATAATGATCTAATGAAATTTTTAATCGTTTCACATATTTAGCGGGTGGATAAATAAACGCATTAGTATTTAAATGAAATCGATATTTATCACCTAATTTTTTTAATGTAGGATATAACCACGGAACAGTTGATGGTTCTCCACCAGTAATGTGAAACAGTGCATTATCTCCATATTTATCAAGTACCGCTCTAAAACGATCTTCGCTTAAAGTTCTTTTTCCGAATCTGTAATTACAATATTGACATTTGAAATTGCAACGGTCAGTTATGAAAACAGCAACCCGTCTTATTGGAGGGGCATTTCCATTATTTAATGCAGTTACGGTTTCGGAGATTCGTCTTTCAAAATCATCCCAATATAGCGAATGCCTCATTTATGAGTTTGGCCATTTCAACAATATTGGACGAATACTATGATATGTATTTTTTGACATGCCTGCTTGTTCAAAAATTTGACCATTTCTGAATTTTACTCGCATTGTTTGGTTGGATATATCATACCCAATCTCTGCAATATTGGGAGATTCTACTGTTTTCATATTCATGTTTTTTATTTTCCTTTTCATTTTAGTGGATTGACATCTACTTTCAATGGATTATTATCTAACCAAAATTCAGCTACGGCCACAAACGGTCCATAAACATCAGGATCAGTTATATATTTTTCTGTCTGGATATGTAAATTATTACGTTCTGCATCGGGCATATCTTT